ATCGCCAGCGCCGCCTCGACACGGCGCGCCAGAACTTCGGCGCGGGGCAGGATCGTGCGGCGAAGATGGCCATCGGGGGTGGCGCGGCGATCGGGGCGGGCATGGCCACGCTCGCGCCGGTGCGCAACCTTACGATGGCCGCGATCGAGTTCGAGTCCGTCATGGCGGACGTCCGCAAGACGGTCGACGGCATGGAGGACCCGAAAGCGTTCCGTCAAATGGGCGACGACATCGTAGACTTGTCGACCCGTATTCCCATGGTTGCGTCAGGGCTGGCCGCGATCGTTGCCGCCGGTGGTCAGATCAAGATTGGCGCGCTTAAGCCAGGGGCAGGCGTGAAAGAGATGGCGGCTGCGCGCCGCGAGCTGCTGCAATTTGCCGAAGACTCGGCCAAAGTAGGCATCGCGTTCGGTCTTACTGGCGACGAGGCCGGTGCCACCATGGCGAAATGGCGCGCTGCATTCAAACTGGGTCGTGACGGTGCGCTGAAACTCGCAAATCAGGTAAATCTGGTTGGCAACAACGGCGCGAACACGCTCAATGTGACCGACATCGTGACGCGTATCGGTCCACTCGGGGCAGTCGCCGGTCTTGTGTCAGGTGAGATCGCCGCCCTTGGAGCGACGATGGATGAAGCGGGCGTCCAATCCGAAATCGCGGCGACCGGCATCAAGAACATGGTCCTGTCGCTCAACAGAGGTGCGTCGGCTACCAAGGGACAGAGGGCGGCATTTGCTGACATTGGACTGGAAGCAAAAGACGTCGCCAAGCGCATGCACAAGGACGCGACCGGCACGATCCTGGACGTGATGACGCGCTTGCGCGCGCTACCCAAGCACCAGCAGGCCGGGGTTCTGACTGAACTGTTCGGGTCGGAATCGGTGGCTGCAATCGCGCCTGTCCTCACCGGCCTGGATAAGCTCAAGGGCTTCCTGAAGCTGGTCAACGACGAGAAGCAGGTCTCGATCTCGGTCGAGAAGGAATACGCGGCCCGGTACGGCACGACGGCAAACGCGATGCAGCTCGCCCAGAACAACATGGACGCGCTCAAGATCGTGATCGGCAACGAACTGCTGCCCACCGTCGTGCAGTTGTCGCAAGGGCTGGGTCGCGGAGTCAGTGCATTGCGGTCTTTCGCCAAGGAGAACCCTGGCGTGGCGTCGGGCGTCGCGAAGCTGGTTGCTGCGATCGGCATGCTCCTGGTCGTAGGCGGCACCTTCGGCTTCCTCGGCGCGGCCTTTACGGCGGCGTTCCGGCCCATCCGCTTTGTCACCGATATGATGGGCATCAAGACGGGTCCGGCGCTGCTGAAGTTCGCTCGCACCCTCTTGGTCCCGCTCCGCTACATGCCGATGCTCGGCCGCGGCGCGATCCAGCTCGCGATGATGATCGGCCGGGCTGGTTTGATGCTGCTGGCCAACCCGGTCGTGCTGGGCATCGCGGCGATCGCCGGAGCGGCGTACCTGCTCTACGCTAATTGGGGCGCTGTGTCCGCGTTCCTCGGCCGCGTCTGGGGAACCATCAAGGCGGGCTTCGCAGGAGGCATAAGCGGCATCGCCTCCCTCCTGATCAACTTCTCGCCTGTTGGCCTGCTCTACCGCGGGTTCGCAGCGCTCATGGGCTGGCTGGGCGTGACGATGCCCGGCAGGCTTACAGACGTCGGCCGAAACCTGATCAGGGGATTGATCAACGGCATCACCGGCATGCTCGGGGCATTGAAGAGTGCCGTTGTCGGTGCTGCATCCAGCGCCGCCAATTGGTTTAAGCAGAAGCTCGGCATCCGCTCGCCCAGCCGCGTGTTCATGGGCTTCGGTGGCTTCATGATGCAGGGACTCGCGCGCGGAGTGGACCGCGGGGCAGAGGAACCCATTACGCGGGTGAGTCGGCTAGCCAGGCGTATTGCGGCTGCCGCTGCCGCCAGCGCTTCGGTGCCCGCCTTTGTTTACCCCGTCGCGGAGGCGACCGGCGAAACACTGCGCCGGAGAACCGCGCCTGAGTCATCCAGGCGGGAGGAAAGCCCGATGCCCGATTGGAGCCGCTTGGTTCGCCGTCTTGCGGCGGCAGCGGCTGTCAGCGTCGCCTTGCCGACCTTTGCTTCACCCGTCGTGGAGCTAGCCGGCGACGCGTTACGTCAGAGGATCGCGCCCGAGCCGCCAAGGTGGATAGACCGAGCCTCAAAGCCGGCCGGCAACGACCAAAGCCGTCGCCCCCCCATGGCGACCGCGCCTGCTCAATACCACTTCCACATCAACCAGGCGCCCGGCCAGTCGCCACAGGATCTCGCCCAGGCCATCCGTGATGAGTTCGAAGCGTTCGAACGCCGCCGCGCCGCATCCGCCCGTGCGACCTATCGTGATGATCCGGACGGAGCCGATATATGAACATGATGGCGCTGGGCATGTTCGTCTTCTCGCTGGGCACGCTCGCCTACCAGGATCTACAGCGCAAGAGCAGCTGGCGGCACGCGCGCAGTGGCCGGATCGGCGCGATCGACGCCACGCAGTTCATTGGCCGCGACAATGACGAGATCAGCCTGTCTGGCGAAGCGCCGGCCGAGCTGATGGACGGTCGCGCCTCTCTCGACCAGCTGCGCGAGATGGCGGAAGCGGGCGGAGCCTGGTCGCTCGTCGACGGCGCTGGCCGGGTCTATGGTGCCTTCGTCATCACCGGCATCGACGAAGGGCAGCGCCATTTCTTCGCCGACGGCACCCCGCGGATGATCGAGTTCGGGCTAGAGCTGCTCGAGGTGACCGATACCGCGACGGGCACCACCCCGTGACGGCGATTACCAACGTCCCCGACTATCTCGTCACCGTGGATGGTAAGGACATCACCGACCGGCTGAAGGGCCGCGCCCCCGGATCGGGCGCGCGGCCTCGCACGCGCTTGGTTGGCCTGCGTCTCAGTGAAAAGCGGGGCGGCGATGCCGACGAGCTGGAACTCTCGATCGACGACAGTGACGGTGCCGCGCCCTTTCCGCGCGAGGGCTCGACGATCGCGGTACAGTTGGGCTGGGCGGCCGGCAGCGATGTCCAGGTCGGCTTGGTCGACAAGGGGCGCTTCATCGTTGACGCGGTCGAACACAGCGGCCCGCCCGACCTGATCGTCGTGCGCGCGCGCTCGGCCGACCTGACCAGCTCCATTCGCACTCGTCGCGAGGAAAGCTGGCGGGGCACGACACTCGGCGCGATCGTGAAAGCGGTCGCCGCGCGCAACAAGCTCAAGGCGCAGGTTGCGCCCGCGCTAGCCGGCATCGCCGTGCCCGCGCTGGCACAAAGCCGCGAAAGCGACATGGCGCTGCTCCGTCGCCTCGGCCGCGAGCACGACGCCACCGCAACCGTTAAAGCCGGCGCGCTAATCTTCGCGCCGATCGGCAAGGGCGTGACCAGCTCCGGCGCGGCCATCCCCGGCCTGACACTCACCCGTCGCGATGGCGATCGGCATAGCTTTAGGATCGAGAAGCGCGAGGAGGCGGGCGGCGTCGAGGCCGCATGGCACGACCGCAAGGGCGCGAAGAAGCAAACGGTGAAGGTGGGCGAGGGAGCTGGCCCCACCCGCCGCTTGGCCCGGACCTACGCCACCGAAGCCGCGGCCCGCGCGGCTGCCAAGGCCGAAGGCAGCCGCGCCGCCCGCGCCGTGAAGAAGCTGGACCTGAACCTCGCTCTCGGGCGTCTCGACATATACCCAGACCGGCCCGTAACCGTGACCGGGATCAAGTCCGCCATCGACGAGGTTCGCTGGATCGTCGCGGACGTCACGCACGAGCTGCAGGCCGGCCGCGGCTTCACCACCGCGGTCACGCTGGAGAACGTGGGATAACCGTCCAAGGTTGAGTGCGACCATGTCCTGCATGCCACCCGCCGAAGGTATCCGGATAATCCGGATACCTTCGCTGCCGGCGCTTTGTCAGGCGTCGCTCTTATCGAGCGCGGTGGCCACGAGGGTACGAATTGCCTCTGCACGCGACGGAATAGGCCTTTGTTTCCCCCGCCACTCATCAAGACGCTCGATCCACTTTTGCGACGACCGCATCTCAAAACGTACTGCGAGTGGTTCATCATCAGGCATGGTAGTTACGTAACTGCCGTTGACAGCGTGGTCAAGTTACGTAACTAGTGGCGGGACGGAACGAGGCGGTAACCTCCCTCCGTCCCTAACTCGAACCTCGGGATAAGAGCCCATGGCCCAAGCTGAACTAACGTCTACCACGTCCGCCGAAGGGCGGAAGAGCGCATCGCTGACCTATGCCGATGAGGGCTACAAGATGCGCGAGATCGTCACGGCCATGGACGCTGTCGCGAACCTGATTGAGGACAGCGATCCGGCGATCCGCCCCAACGGTGAAGCCATCGCCGCAATCCTCCGCACCTTCGCTTGCGCGATCGACGGTGTTCGGTTGCCCACGATGAGGCTGCAATAAAGGTGTTCGTGTGACACGAACACCTTGAACACTAGGAGTGAGCATGTCTGACCGCTTCGAGTTGGTCCCGTTCGAGGACCGCCAGATCATGACCGTCCGCAACAACGACGGCATCTACGTTGTCATGAAGCCACTCGTGGAGGCGCTCGGCCTCACGTGGCGCACCCAGCACGAGCGCATCAGTGACCACCCCGTCATCAGCGAGGGTATCAGGTTAATCCTGATACCCTCGGCGGGTGGCATGCAGGAAACGACGGCACTGCATCTAGAACAGTTTCACGGCTGGCTGGTGACGCTCGATCCGCGGCGGGTGTCTGATGAGAACCGCCGAGAGATCATCATCCGCTATCAGAAGCGCGCCTTCCGCGTGATCTTTGAGCACTTCCACGGACGAATGGGCAAACGGCTCAACCTTCAGTCCGTGGCCTCGCGCGTGTCGCTGCAGAACCAGACGCTGCGGCTCACGCAGAAACTACAGGTGACGCGCAATCCCGTCGAACGCCGGATGATGCATGAGATGCTCGAGGGCATGTGCACCGAGCTGGGCATCAACACGCCCGCGCTCGACCACCTCGGCCACGACGCGCCGCAACCGCCCGACATCCTCCGCACCTTCTGGAATGCGCTCGAAACTTTGAAGGCGCGGGGTGTGCAATACGATCATAGCCGCGTGCCGCACGTTCTCGCGATCAGCCTGGTCGAGTTGCGCCGACACTTCCAGAGTGCCGGCATCCCCGTTGCCATCGACCAGATCATGAAGGATGCGATCCGCCAGTCGGACGCGCCACGCTTCCTCGCCTACAAGACTGTTAATAGTCGGCTGACAGGCGGCACAAAGGCCTGCTGGGTCTTTGCTCTCCCAAGTTGATCAGCCCGACAGCGGCGCGGCCGTTAAAACATCGACCAGAGCAGCAGGCCTACACCGTAGAGCAACAAGCCGCAGAAACCGAGCAGGATGAGAGCGCATCCAAGGTATGCCGGGGCCATGATCAGCATGCCGCCGAGCTTAAACATCTGCCCTATCTTCGCTAGCCGCGCTACGAACTGTTCGTCAGACGTCAAAACCCGAGCGCCTCATCCCACGGCATCACGCGGTGGATCGCGGCGACCTGTTCGTTTGGCACCTCGAAGTCGACGTTCGGGTTGAACTGGCGCAGCATGATCGCGCCCGGCCGACGTCGCACCAATTGCTTGATGAGGACGTGCCGGATCTCCTCTCCGTCGAACGTTGGCCCTCGCAGCTGGACGACCACGTCGTCGCCGACGCCCGGTGAACGTTTGGGGTCCACAAGGACCCGCCGACCAGAGTCGAACCGCGGTTCCATCGAATGACCGGAAACGACAACGACATAAAGGTCTGGACGCCCGGTCACACCGATCGGGCGAGCCATATAGTCGATGGGAGCGGCCATGTGCACTTCGGTCTGCTCTATAGCCGTATTACCAAGAACCTCTTTATTGGTGGTGGCGTCGATCCAGGCGGTCACGAAAGTCAGATCGGCACCCAAAGCGCTTCCATAGACCGGCAGCGTTTTCGGCAACCGCCGGAACGTCTCCGGCCTTATGTCGCCATCGTCCGACCCCGTCCGCTCAATCGCACTCTCGCGTCCCAGCAGCCAATCCGACGTTGTTCCCAGCTCGGACGCGATAGCGTCGAGCCGTGTGGCGCTGGGCATGTTGCCACGCTTGATGTTGCGGATGGCGTCCGCACTGCCGACTGCAAGCGAGATCTCGCGCGCGGAAACATTGCGCTCGGCAAGCTTCGCTTCGATCCGCTCGATCAGGATAGGTGGCACGGCAGTCATGCCGCGTTTATGCCCGAGGCGGAAAAACCGTGCGAGCGGCGTATATGCCGTTGACAGATGCGGCGTATTCGCCGTACCCGTCCGTTATGGAACGAACCTACGAAGACGCTCTGCGCATCATCGCAGAAAGCTACGGGCAGGCAATCGCTGTCAAGGGCGGCATGTCGCTGGCCCGGGTAGCGACTTTGGTCGTCAATCGTGGTTCGTTTTTCACCCGATTGTCCGAGGATACGTCGTTCTCGGCACGCAATCTTGATCGGCTCGCCACCTGGTTTCGCAACGAAGATCATTGGCCAGATTGCCTCATTCCGAAGGATGCGGCCGAAGCCCTTTTCAGCATAGGACGCCCTCCCCTGTCTGCCGCACAATGCGGCAGGGACACCGCACGAATCGCGTGCGATCGTGAGGCCGAATTGCACCGGAGTGTGGCAGCATGATCCCGATCGTACCCGCGCTTGTCGCCATGGCATCCGGCTTCCTGCTCGGAATGCCCGCCGGTTACGCCCTGCGCGCCGCGCATAGTGCCCGCCTGCGACGTCAAGGCGCGTGGCACCGCATCCCCGTCGCCACCCACCGCGACACACCTTTTCGGGAGCAACAGGCATGATCCGCTGGCCTTGGCGCAACAAGAAGCCCGCTCCTGCCGCCGTCGCGTCCCCGCGACCGGCACCGATGGTCCGCCTTGATCGTCCGTCGACCTGGGCGGGCGATCACGACACCTCGCGACACGCGACCGACCAACTAGGCGCGTCCGCTCCTGTCTCGTTCGGACTCGACAGCGGCAGTGGCTCTGACTTCAGCTCGCCTAGCTGCGACAGCAACAGCTATGACAGCGGCGCTTCCTGCGATGGTGGCGGCGGCTGTGACTAAGCCTCGCACGCCCCATAGCTGGCCCGACGCCGTCACCCGCATCGCAGGTCGCCTCGGCTACGACGGTGCCGCACGCGCAGTCGCCAAGAGTGAGCGCCTGGTGCGCGCCTGGTCGGACCCCGACAGCAACAAGCGCCCATCGCTCGACCAGGCGCTTGCGCTCTCTGCTGCCTATGCCGCCGATGGTGGCGAGGATGCGCCCTTCGTCGACGCGTTCGCCTGCCAGCTCGACATTGTCGTTGCCCAGCGCACCGCCTGCACCCGCGCCCTCACAAGCGAGATTGCGGAAGCGGCACGCGAGGGTGGGGAAGCGGTCGCCGCCAGCCTCGCCCTGATCGCATCAAATGCCTCGCCGCGGGACGCCATGCGCGCGTTCGCCGAGGTCCAGCAGGCGGAGGGCCGGTTCGCCGCGCTCGGCCGTCGGCTCGCAAGCTTCCTTCCGATCGGCGCGGGGCCGGGCGCGGGGAATACCGGGGGTCCCCAATGAAGAAGCGTGCCACGATACCGTCCATCACCTGCCCGCACTGCAAATCGCGTGCGTCCATCCGCACCAGCTCGGCCGTCAGCGACCTGTTCCGCCAGATCCGCTTCCGTTGTGAGAACGACGAGTGCGGCCACGTCTTCGCCGCTGATTTGGTGGTCGTGCGCACCATCGTGCCCAGCGCCATCCCTAACCCGGCGATCAAGCTCCCTTTCGCCAACCCGAACCTCTGTCGGGCGAGGACGGGACTGAAACCGGCGAATGACGACGCGCCGGTGCCCGCCAACGATGACGAGCAGCTGTTGCACGCAGCCGTGACCACCGCGCCCACCTGACGCGCGCGGCACAAGCCGCGCGCCTG